CAACGCTTCATTACGAACAGGGAAACAAATTTGCCTGAGGCTCCAGCAGAGATTGATGCCCCAGATATACAATATACCCGAGATGAAGAAACCGGAGAATTTGTTGAAATACCGGAAGATCCTGCCATCCCTAGTCCAGTAACTCATGACCCCAGCACTTTTGAGTTCTCTTTGTATCCGTTTAAATTGATTTTGAGAGCTATTCGTATCCCCTTATTAGGATTGGTTGATTTGGCGGCCACGGCAGCCACACCTGTCTATTACACTATGGCCTATCTGTTCCATCATAGTGTTCCATTGTCCAATCTCACGCGTTTATCCCGGGGGTCAGGTATAGTGCGAAAACCTTTCAATTATATGTTTTGCTATGTATCCGTCATCACTCAAGCGTTATGCTTTGAATGTAATGAACAGGGCAGAAACGTTACTGAATATGGTGAGATGTACGATAATCGTGACTTGGAAGCTGTTCCTACCTGTAGGTGTTTGCCTATTTGTGCCCCCTGGTATAACAATATGGGAGACATAGTAACGGTTGAAGAAAGTGAAATGTTAGTGTCAACTGATCATCTCCAAATTGGTATGTCACCGCCTGATGGAACTATGGTTGAATTGTGGCGTCGATGGTTCTCGATACGTGGCTCCTTTGATTGTCCTCACCCCCAGGTGAATAATTCTCCTACTTCGAGTTACCAAATACCACATGGAACTCCAGACACATTATCATATCAACCGGTTGAGGCACGTTGGAAACATGAAGTGACGGCTTTCGGAGCTCGATGTTTAAAATGTTTTCCTCGTAACATGCATGGTTGGCATGATATCTTGATCCAAATATTGGTCAAGAAATTGCCACCAAATCGCATATTCTTCACTGCTATGGAGCAGGAGGAGCTGATGGGTCTTAGTAGAATATGTGATGCAATCATTCGGTGGTGTGATGGACATTTAGTGCCAGACGCCCATTATTTCTTGATATCCGTTAGTCAATCGAGGGTGGAACAATTTTCGCCTTTCTCAACTCAAGACTGGATTATTTTTATAGTGCCTACAAATGCTGTTAAAAATAGGATTATACAAAAGTTCCCTCAATATTCTACATCAGCCACCCTCTGGTTGATCCTACCTGTGGTTAGGGATGAGACCAGTTTTGCAGGGTGGCGTTTAGTGGTTATGGCGTTGAATGAGGTACCCGCCTGGTTACATTGTGTCAACCAATCACAGATAGGGTATCGACGATCGGC